AATATAACGGACTGCTTTACCATCAATGATTGCTTCCATTTCATAAATGAAACCTACAGCACCATCTGGAATCTTGCTGTCATTAAATACTTCACCTTTGTATAACCAACTCATAATGCTTGTTTCAATAAAGGTAATAATTTATCTCTAACAGCTTCAATACCATAGTCTTTAACTGAGTCAGATAGATCCTTAGACATGTCAAGAATTACATAGTCATAACCATACTTGTCTTTATATCTCTGAGCAGCTTTTATACCAGGCTCATCATTATCAAACAGTACAATTATCTTAGAGTATTGCTTACTTAGTTTACCCATGACAGATTCACCTATCATTGTATTCTCGCTGTCTGGTGCAATACATTCTACATTACCTATACCAAGCTTGTTAAAACACATTAAGTCTTTTAGAGAGGATGTAATAACCAAATACTTGGCTTCATACTTCAATTGATCAATGCCCTGAACATAATTCTGAACCTTGATAAACTTTTTCTCTGTGACCTTAGGCATGTAAATCTTATAAAGCTCACCATCTTCCCTAAAATAACCATAAGTGTAAGCTTTTGAGAACTTATATGACAGCATAGACCCGTTTTCTTCTTTTTTTTCCATAGTAAAGAAGCTTAATGGCACTACATTATACTTGGCCAAAAGTGTAGAACTAATCCTAAAACTTGTCCAAAACTTAGAATCTTGGGAATTCCAATGTCTCATTTCATAATCAACTACCTTGAACTTGTCATGAAACTTAAACTCAACTACAGCTGGTACATCATTATGTAAGAGATACTCTTGATAGTCATTAATAATCTTATTTGCTGCATGACCTCTTGAAGATAGGTTAAATAAAGCTTTGACTAACTCAAGCGCATCACCTTGAAAACCAGAAGAGAAATCTTTGAACTTATAAACACCTCCAGTGCAGTATATAAACATGCTTGGAACTTTGTCTTTTACATTAAATGCTGATAGCATCTTTATGTCTTGGCCAATGAGTTTTTCTTTTAAGTTCAGATAATATTCAAACACCCATTCTTTGGGTACATCCTGTAAATCAGATACTAAATTCTTTGTTGAAATCATAACCAATAAGATATAAAGGGGGAGGCTCCTGACTTACTTTAAAATCTACTCTGTTTTTAGAGTTAATAATAAACTAAACTCCCCCTTTAAAAGAGTGAGTATTAGTCTAAGCTAAAATCAGAAGATGTCTTAGATGAAACATCAAAGTCATTTTCATCACCAAATGATTTTACATCTTTGACTTCCATCTTTTTCACATGCTTAGTTTCATCAAAAGTAATTACAGCACCATCTTCTATAGCACCAAATGCATACTTTTTACCTTCTGCTTTTGGCAACCACATGTCATAGTTTGTATAGCCAGATTTGCTTTCATATTCTTTACCGGCAATACAGAACTCAAGATAAGTATTTCTAAAAGCTGCTGACTTATTAAATGCATGAACAAAGTCTTCAATGGTATCATGTTTGTCATTTTGTTCAACAAACCAAGAGTCAAGTTCTAAGGTATGAGCAAGAGTTCTTAAGAAGATCAAGATGGATCTGTCTCTCTGAATCTTGATACCTGTCTTAGTTTCACCATCTGCAAATGCATATTGGCTTGCTTTTACTTTACCAATTTGACCTTCATATCTTCCTTTGCTTTCATCATCTTTGTCAATCAAAAAACCTTCAAAGCCTTCAATAGGTTCTGTTTCTACATGCAACATAAGGTGATATGCACCAGGGATAAACTTAAATTCCTCAAGTTCAATGCTGTTAATTTTCAATACATGGTTACCTGGAGTGATTGTTTTTGGTACTCCTGAACCACCGGTTCCTAAGTCTGTTGTGCTTAATGCCATTTTATTTGTTTTTTAATTATTATACATAAATTTTATCCCAGTGAAACTCAAGTTCACCTTTTTCATTCATCTCAGAAACTACTATTTCTTCATTTCTTAAATGCTCTGGACGAGCACCACAAGTTACTTCTTCACTTGTTTTAAAAGATAATATGGTCTTATTACCTTTTCTATACATATAGCCAATTGCATCTGCATTAGCACAAATAAGAGATTTAATTTTACCTGTCAAATCAATGTTTGCAGCCAATACCATCTCACCCTTATCATCTACTTGCTTGTCCTTAATGTGACCTGCCAAAATAATGTGGGGAGCTAAAGTATCAATAAAATCTAAAACTTGAAAGAAAGCTTGTCTTAAATATAAATATCCAGCACCATTTGGTAAGGACAATATATTATCACCGTCATAGTTCTTACCCATACTGGTTTGGCGGTAAAGCTTGATAGCTAAAGGACCTACCATATCTTCTAATGCAGTTACAGTATCTATTGTAACATACTTATATGGATTACCTGCAGCTTTAATTGCTTTACCAGCATCAAGCAGCTCTTGTAAAGAGTTTACTTGAATCTTAAGAGCTTCAACATAATCAGAACCATTTTCCAAATCAATGATTAGATTCTCGTCAAGACCTGCAAAGGCACTTGTTTTACCAGTCTTTGGTTTAGAATAGATGATTAATCTCTTAGGGTTAACTCTTTGAGGACCCACCTTTTTAGTTGGAAGTACAATACTCATCTTACTTTAGTTTTTGTGCTAGTTTTTGAAACTCCACAGCAATTCTTAAAAGAATATCAGAAGCTGATTCCTCATCAGAATAAAAAACATCTTCTTCTTGTTTAGGAGGAAATTCACTTTCAAAGTCTGGGAATAAACTTTTCTGTAATCTAGGAAGTTCTAGTTCATCTTCTTTTGCTTTTGCTTCAGCTTCAGCTTTTCTTTTCTCATAAAGAGCATAAGTAATCTCAGTACCATCTTTGAGAACAGCAATCATTTCAGAAACAGGTACTGTATACAAAATATAAGGTTCACCCTTAAAGCTTGTACCAGACTTAGTTTCATACTCCTCATCATAAAAAGGATTATACTTGTATTTAAACAACTGTCTGTCACTTGAGAAAGGTGTTACATCTGTAACAGTTCCTTTATCATCAGTAACATTGTCATAGAACTCAATATAAATGTCCTCTCCTCTACCAATTTCAGATTCAAAGAACTGAACTTGTCTACCATACTTACCTTTCTGAAAAAAAGCAGTCTTGATAATAAAGAATGGGTCAGTTAATTTAAGAGCTCTAAATGTGTCCATGTGCTGGACAAAAAATTCTTTTTCTCTTTCTTTTCTTGTACTCATACTTGGGTTTTAAATTGTAACTTTTTTTGTTGCTTGAGCAGGTGTGTCAACTTCTATAATCCGCATAGTATCCCTATCCAATTTAAAGAAGCTCATCCTGGTGGTACCATTTCTAGATTTCAAAAAGTGAAATACCAAGAGATCCTCATCATTGATTATATATCTCTCTGGTCCATACTGTCTTATCTTTCTAATAGATGGTTTGTTGATACCCATTACAACATCTGCATGTTGCAATAAAGCATCTGAACCATAGATGTCAGAGTCAAGAATATAATTACCATATTCTCCATCTCTTGATCTATCAGGGTTATCAATATTTCTATTAAGCTGACTAAGAACTAAAAAAGCAACTGGATATTTCTTTTTCATCATAGTGAGAGCTTCACCTAAAGCATTCAACATCTCAAACTTGTCCTTTTGTCCTTTACCTACTCTAAATAAAGCTGAGTGATCTATTGTTACTAGCATATTAGTATATGTACCATCTTGTTTCTTGTGTTTTTCCATCTCATAATGGATGGTAGCACACATTTCATCAGTGGTACATGCATCATATACTACATTAATAAAATCTCTTTCAACAGATTTTTCATAGTAGTCCACGCATTTATAGAAAATTGCTTTATCTACAGGGTTGCCACCCTTACTCATTAATGTATTGTAATCAGCACCTGTATTCAGACTTAGTTTTCTTACCCCATTGGTTTCATCAACCATTTCCATCTGGAACTTCAGGATTCTAAATTCTTGGTCTTGGTTATTCTCAATGATATCACTGATTAACTGTTCCATGAATAAAGTCTTACCTGTACCGGGTCTAGCACCTACTATGGTGATAGTTCTCCATTCTAATCCATCACAAAAAGCATCATTAAACTTGGGCCAAGCACTAATCAGTGACTTTAGATCACCTTGTCTTCTTGCTTTAATCTTCATGATAGCTTTTCTTAAAGCATCTCTTTCACTTACAGGCAGTAAAGGCCTGGCACCATTGAATAACTCTGACATCTATACTGGATTTACTAAATTTAACTTCTTTTTTGCATAGTTGTAATATGCATGAGAAAGAGAAATCAGTATCTCAATTAATAAAAATTGCCCAATTGCTATAGGTATTATCAGTGTGTTGACCACAGTGTATGATACCATAAAAGCCGCTGCTGCAATTATAAATAGTTTCAACATTCTCATACTACTCTTTCTTTGAAATAAGAATCATTTGCATCATCTTCTTGGTTCTCTACTATTTCACAGTAGTTAGCAAGTTCAGACTCAAATGACTTATCTATGTTTTGTTTTCTGATAAAGTATTGTGAGGTTCTCATGTAGTTGTAACTTCTTACACTAAACTCATCAACATATTTATCTGTAGCCTTGAGAATTGTATCCCAAGAATAGCTGTAATTTTCAAAGAACCACTTAAAAGAACTTTCAAGATTCTTTACTGTTGTTCTTGCATACTTGCCAGAGGGTAACTTTCTATTAGGAAAGAGTTCAACAAACAACTTGATGTTGTCTACAAAGTCTTTTCCCATTAAGTCTGTGGAAGTTTTCTTCTTGGTTTTTTTAAAGAAACTCTCAATTTCTTCTATAAAGATAATACTTTTTTCAGTTAATTTCAAGCTTTCAGTTAACCAATTATCAGCAACCAATCTCTTGGTTTCTATTCTTGCATTAACAAAATCAGCAGGAATAAGAGATTTACTAATGCAGTGCAAAACATAAAATGCATTAGGAGATAACTCAACCTTTAACAATCTTACATATACTTCTTCCATTACCAGATAATTTTAGTGTTATACAAAGTTTGCATTATTTTATTAGTCTCATTAAATACATCTTTACTGTCCCAAGATTGAAACTTTTGGTATACAGCACTTGCAGGATGGGACAAAAAGAACTTGTAATTATTATCACTTACATCTTCTGCCCAAATATGAGCCTGTTTACCCATGTATATGTATACTAATCCTGTGTGAGATGTATTCAAATAGTCAAATAAGTAGTTAGCAAAAGTTCTCCAAATCTCATAGTGCTTACCAATCTTACCAACTTCAGTTGTAAGAGCTGTATTAAGCAATAATATTCCTTGGTTAGCCCATCTTGTTAAGTCAGGATCCAAAGATTCCGGATGCCCATTATAGACAGTCTTGTTTACCTCATTAAGAATAAACTTTAAGCTTGGTTGCAATTTTCCTGTATTACTACAACTAAATGCAATACCATCAGCTACTCCAATAGTTGGATAGGGATCTTGCCCTACCATAACTATTTTAAGTTTATCTACAGGACACTCCTCAAAAGCTCTAAACATTTGAGCTAATGTAGGAGTAAATCTGTAGCCTTCTTGAGATAATTTTGCTAAGTCTTTGATACACTGATCAAAATCATTGCTGTAAATAAACCCTCTAAGTTTAACACTCCAACCAGATGGCTCTAGTTTCTGTGATAATTTAGACTTAATCTCTTCAATATCTAAGGTTTGTTTCATATTTATAGTAAATTTGTTTAAAATAATCTGTTATGGCAATTAAAACCAAAGAGCTGAAAGATGATGCAATTGTATCAATTCAAGTTAATAAGAACTTTTACTTGATGACAAAAGCTGTTGCTTTTTACTTGTACAATCAAATGCCAAAAGAAGGTACAGAAGAATACATTAAAGCTTGTATAACTAAACAGTATCAAGACTTAGATGATCTTCAAAGATCTTTTCACACACTTACAATTTTACTTGCAGAAATTGAAAAACAAGCAAAAGATGCAAACTTGTATTTAGAAAAGGAAATATTAGAGCCTACAGATGAAGGCTACGTGGCTCCTAAGCCAGATTAAGATTCCAATTTTCTCTGCCTAATTGAATACAAGCTTCAATAGCCAAAGCTAATTCATCTTTACTACAGTCAGCAAATGACTTGCAATATTCAGCATCTCCGCCATCATAACATAGGCCGGATTGTCTTTTGATAATCATTTTCATCTCATCAAAAGTATAGCCAGATTCTTTGGCTAATTCTCTAATACATGCATGCACTTTAGCCAATTGTGCTACACTGTGGTCTGTATCTGCTAGACCAATATACATTTCAACCTTCTGACCTTCAGAAAGTTTATCTAAGAATATTTGATAACTTAATTTTGATTTATCA